TGGAAAGCTGGGGTCAATCAAGGGGGCGCTGCTTGGCGGAGCCGCCGTGGCCGGTGTGCAAGCGGTGACAGGAGCCGTCACGCAGGTCGTAGACGCCTCGGCGGAATACCGCAAAATCATGGGGACGTTGGAAGTGTCTTCCCAAGCTGCTGGATACTCTGCTGAGGAGACGGCCCAAACCTATGAACGACTATATTCCGTGTTGGGTGATAACCAGACGGCGGCGACTACTGTGGCCAACCTGCAAGCCATTGGCCTGAGTCAGGAAGACTTGATGGCCATTACGGACTCTGTTATCGGCGCGTGGGCCAAATACGGAGACTCCATCCCTATCGACGGATTGGGGGAGGCCATCAACGAGTCTATTCGCTGCGGCGAGGTCACCGGCGTTTTAGCCGATGTATTGAATTGGGGAAGTCAAGAAGGCGAGACCTTCGGCGTTAAGATGCGGGAGTCCACCGAAGCTAATAAGGAATGGAATGAATCCGTGGAAAACGCAAAGACCGCAGAGGATTATTTCAACCTTGCGCTATCCCAATGTAGCTCGGATGCAGAGCGGGCAGACCTTGTCCTTCAGACGCTCGCAAAACAGGGCTTGGCGGATGCCGGACAGGCCTGGATCGACACCAACGACGACATCATTGCTGCCAATGAGTCCCAGGCGGCTTTTGAGGAGGCCCAGGCGAATCTGGGTGAAAAGCTGAGCCCATTTAAGGATGCCCTGACAGATCTTGGAACTGCAGGATTCAACTTTCTTGCTGACTGCATTGATGGCGTCAGCGGAGCCTTTCAGGATCTGGGGACCTGGTGGGAGAATACGCAGCCCAAACTTGAGAAAGGATGGGATAACTTCTGGGATAGTGTCGATGCATTTTTTGGCGTGGAGTCAAGTGAAATCGGCGAAAATGCAGGTGAAAACATTGTCCGAGGCGTTCAGACGGGTATGAAAAACCGGGAAGATGCGCTGATGGATGATGTGGAGCAAGTCACATCTGATATTGAAGCTACCGCTAAGAAAAATCTGAAAATTGCCTCTCCTTCCAAGGTGTTTCAAAGCATCGGAGAATACATGATGGAAGGCTTGGCCCTGGGCATGGAAAACGGCAAGGGCGAGGTCATGGAGACCGTGGAAGACCTTGTGAAGGAAGTGGAGGATCGCTTTGATGCATTCGCTGACGCTCTTTCTGTACGGCAGGATGTGAGCGATCTCCAATACCAGCTGTGGGAGATGACAGACGGCAAGGCTGCTACCGAGGAAGAGAAGTATGCCAAGCAGCTGGAATTCCTGAATCAGCAGCAGGTGGATCAGGCGGGAATTGTGGAAGCTGCCAAGGAAGCGTATCAGGCTGTGGCGGAGCAGTACGGCGAAAATAACGCAGAGTCTCTGGAATACCAGAAAACCCTGCTGCAGGAGCAACTGGCCTATGAGAAACTGTTGGAAAAGATCCAGGAAGTGATCGACGCCAAGCAGGAGCTGGCTTCCTACGATGGGACGGGGATTGGCGGTAGTCGTACAAGCGTGGACGGCAGCCATGCCGGTGGTCTGTCCTACGTCCCTTGGGACGGCTACGTTGCCATGCTGCACCAGGGAGAGCGAGTCCTGACGGCGGCAGAGGCCCGGGCCATGGACACCCTGGCGGGCAGCTTCGCGGCCCCTGCGTCTGTCACGGCTGCGGATCTGCGCACGGTGACAGCCTCGGCGGTAAACGCCCTGGGCATCATGAGAAACCTCGGCGGCGGAAAGCAAGTGATTGATTTGCACGTTTATGTCGGGGAAAAAGAGTTTTACCGACAGTCTATTCACAATCTTCGAGCGGTTGAGAAAGAGAATCCGGAGGTGATGGACGACAGATGATCAATCAACTGGTTTTAGACGGGGTCCTGCTGCCCCGATCCTCTCACGACCGGTACGCCTGCTGGGAAGAAGATCTCTCCGTCCAGGTGGACATGATCTCCGGCCGCCGGGTCATTGAGAGCCGGGGTAAGATCTGGAAGGCATCTTACCAATTTGACACCATGGGCAATGAGACGCTGCGGCAGGTGCTCGCTGTGCTGCGGTCCGGGGCGCCGTTCCCGGCCACCGTGCTGCCGGACAGCAGCGACGAACCGGTGGCATCCACCTTCCTGGTGGAGAGCATCACACAGCCTACCTTTGCCTTTGAGGTGGATGGGAAGGCTGTCTGGCACAACCTGGCGTTTACCATCCGGGAGGAAGAACCCCATGACTGAGTTGTGTCCGATTCGGACACCGGAGAGGAGGAGAGCGGCATGATCCAAACCAGCGCGGAATACCAGGCGGCCATCGTGGGGAGCCCCCG